AAACGGTCGTGCTGTTGGAGAAGCCGGTGCCGGTGTCATTCGGCGCGTTTGTGACCGTCCCGCCGTTCGTGCCCACGAAGCTCGAAGGCGCTCCGCCGCCCGTTGCGGCAGCCTGGATGGCGACGCTCGGTTGATTCGGCTGGCCGAGCTGGAAGCCGTTGAGGCCAGTGCCAGTGCCTTCGTTGCCGCCCAGGATGATCGACTCTTCCTGGAGGAAGAGCTCCTGCAAGCCGCGCAGGTGCTCGTCGGCGTTCAGCGGGGTGTAGCCTTCCGCGGCAACCTGCGCCGTGAACGTCACCGACCGCTCAACTCCGAATTCCTTGTAGGTCGCGATCGCGTCGTTCTCGTTCGGCGTGGCCGCCGCGACGCGCTTCCCCTCCGCCGCGCCGCCGTAGACGACGCCCGGGCTCACGCTCGTGTACTTCCAGTGAACCGCCGTGCCGAATCCCTCGTTCTGCCGCCCCCAGCGCGGCAGCGAGTTGCGCAGCGGCGTGTTCACCGGGTAGATGAGGAACGCCGGCCCGCGCAGATCGTAGAAGACGTAGTTCGTTCCGGTCGTGACGCCGGCCTTGATCATCTTCTGCCGGTAGTCCTCGACGAGGTCGCGCATGAGCTTGTTCGCCATCTCCGCGCGGTTGTTGAACTCGGCCTCGACCTTCTCGCGCTGCGAGACGCTGAAGCCGTTCTTGTGGATGAGCCACTGGTTGATGCCGTCGCTCGTGCGCCCGAGAGCGCCGATGTCGCGCCGGTATTTCTGGAGGGCCTCCTTGCGCTCGGCCGACCACTCCGCCGCGACCTTCTTCGCGATCCCCTGCTGTTCGAGGATCATCTGCGCGTACATGCCCTCGGACCCGGAGCCGCGCATCTCGCTGAGCCCGACGCCGCCCGCGTACCTGCTTCGTGTCAATTGCATCGTCCTTCTCCTTGGGCGCCGCTGGCGCCGCTGGCTTCAGAAGCTCCTACAAAAAATCCTTCGCCCTACGCGGGCACGATGTCGAGCGCGTCCTGCGTGGTGCCGGTGCTCCTCGCGACCGTGCCGCCGGTCTTTCCGACGAGCGTCACATTGTCCGCCGCGTCTCCCGCGGGCTGCGCGAGCTTCGCCTTCTCGATCGCGTCCTTCACTGCTTTCGCCACGATCGCATCGACATCCGCGGCCTTCACGAATCCTTCGGTGTTCGCCGGCGCTGGCGCCGGTTGGGCCGCTTTCGCGCCCTCGACCTCGCCTTGCGCGCCGATCAGGTCCTTGCAGAGCCCGGCGCACTTGTCGAGATGCTCGGCGTGTTCTTCGTGCATCTCCGAGAGCTCGCCGTGTTTCTTGTGCATCTTCTCGTGATGCGCGATCGCTTTCTGGATGTGGGCGTGGAGCGCCGTGAGGCCCTTCTTCGCCTTCTCGAATTCCTCGGCCGAGACGAACTGTTTCTTGAACTCATCCTCGCTGATTCCCAGCGCGGCCGCGCACTTCTTAATCTGTTCGGGGTTCATTGCTTTTTTCCCTCCGTCAGCCCACGCGAGCAATTCGGATGATTCCTCTGCCGCGAGCTCCTCGAAAATAGTTACCAGGTCCCCCAGCGCCGTCCGCAAATCGTCCGGCACCGTCGATGCGTCCTGCTCGAAATCGCGCTTCGTCGTCGTGTCCCACAGCAGCCAGGCCACGTCCTGGAGCATCGTGGCCATCTGCGCCACGGAGAACATTCCCTTCTCCACGCCGCCGTCGAGCGCGTCGAGAATCTTGCTGATCTTCTCGGCCTCGTCGCTGACTGTGACGCCGAATCGCTTCGCCGCTGCGCGGATCCGGCCCTTGACCTTCGCCTTTTCGTCCGCGGGGATTCCCTCGGTCTGATTGAATCGCGCGAGCGCGTTGCGGACGTGCGCCGCGTCGTGAATCGGCAGCTTCCAGGTCGAAGTGTCTTCCGGATCGCCGACGTACGCGAAATCCGACGCGTGCAGGTCTTTCCCGCCCTTGCGTTTCGTCTTCGCTTCCTTCGCGAGGCCCGGCGGCGTGGCGAACTTCACCAGCTCCATCGAGCCGTCCGCCTTCACATGCTGGAACGTCGCGGCCTTGAGCGAAGGATTGTCCACCAGCGAAACCTCGCCGATCACCGGCGCGTAGTTTCGCGGCGTGCTGCCCGCGGGATCCCGCCACGCGTAGTTGCCGCCCTGCGAGAAGCCGCGATACATCCCCTTTTTGATTTTCTGCCAGACGTCGTCGTCCGCCGGCTCGACGCCGATGAAGATCTGCTTCGCCGCGTCGTCGAAGTCGATTTTCACGGCCTTGCCGCCCAGCAGCAGTTGGTGCATCTGGCGGATGTTGCCGAGCGACGGGTCCTGCCCCGCGGCGGTCGTGGATTTCAGGCACTCCTCGCTCCAGACTTTGTACGCGCGCTTCGCGTCCATCGGCTTCGAGGGGTCGTCGTAGATGCAGCGCTCGCCGTCGGAATCCACATCCTCGCAGGTCACCAGGCCGTAGGCCATGTGGGCCGCTTCGTCCACTTTGACCAGGGGGAAGTATTTGAGGAGTTGTTCGGGCATCGCCGCCATCCTATCCTTCCACAACTGTTGTGGCGTCCATCGCGCCTCGGGCTGTGCTCAATCGGGCAACGATCATTCGGAAATCTCCACGGCTTGCAGGATGCAGTTGCAGCGCGGATGCGCCAGCGGCATCAGGTCGCCCGAGGGGAACGCCTGGCCCAACTCGCGCACCTCGCCGTCGTTGTCCGCGCAGATATCGCAAGGATCGACGGCGCAGAGCCACTTCACTTTCTTCACCAGGCCGGACTTTTTCCACGTCTCGAAATTGCCGCGCACCTGCGCCGTCCGCGCCTCGCTATCCGCGATGAGATGCGCGCGGCCTTCGGAGAATGCGCCCGCCTCGCGCACCTGGCTGACGACGTCCTCGTACGGCGTCTCTTTCTCGAAAGCGTTCTTGATGATTTGCCGCAGCTCGTCGCGCGTGGTATCCGTGATGGCGTATTTCGCATTCGGGTTCGCCACCAGCTCGCCCGTGGCGCTGTACTTCATGCCGATCATTTCCGCCGCGCGCTTCGAAGCGTAGTCCGCGGCGATCTCATTCACGGCGGAGATCATGTCCGCGTCCGAGATCTCGATCTGCACGATCGCGTCGTTGACGCCGGAGAGCGCGGCCTGTTCGAGCGCCTTGCGCGCTTCCGGCGCGAGGCCGGCAAATTCGCCTTCGACCGAGGCGTAGATGTCGTCCGCGATTCGCTTGGCCTTCTCGTCGTCCGTTTCTTTCTTCAGCTTTTTGCCGCCTGCCCCGAGCTCCGAAGGGCCCAGCGCTTTGAGCAAGCGATCGGCTTTGTCCGCGGCTTTGTCGCGCTGCCGGCGAAACACCTTCGCGATCGCGGCGGCCAACGTGCCCGTCGCCGCTGCCGTCTCCGCCGTCACGCGACCCGCGTCGATCTTCGCGCTTTTCCCTTTGCCTGTCCGCGAGACGAGACGCAGCCGCGGACGCACAGCCTTCTCGGGCTCGGGCGGCTCGTCTCCATTCTTGCCGTTGCCGTTTCCGTTCTCGTTTTGCGGCGCCACTTCGGCGAGTTTCTGGCTGCGCTCCACCTGCTGATCGACGTTCAGCGGCACGACGCCGGTCGCCGTGGTGATGCAGAGCAGGTTCGCTTCCGGCGCCGGATCGGCGTCGAGCCCGCGGTCCGCGCGGCATTCGTTGCGCGTCTTGATGCCGTTCTTCGTATCGCTCTCGTCCACCTGCGAGCGTTTCAGCGGGTCGAGTTCCTTTGTTGTGTCGAAGGTCAGTTCGTATTGCCGGGCCCGGAACGCGCGCCAGAGAATCCAGTCAACGGTCTCTTTCACCCACTGCGCGATCGGGTAGTATCCTTCCTCCTCCGCCGATTCCTGGTCCTGCTGCGCCGTCGCGCGCGTCATTTGCTTTATCAGGCGCGACTTCGGCGTACCGTATGCGAACGCCACGACGGCGATGTGCCGATCATCGTCCGCGTCCGTCAGGAGTTTTTCCTTCGGGAAGAGGAACTGGTCTTTGCCGTCCTGCGCGAATCCCTGGATGATCATCAACTGCCGGCGTCGTCCGAGGTTCCCTGCGGTTTGCAAGTTGAATTGGTCCTGCGCCACGCGGAGCTGCTCCGGCGCGTGGCCCGGAGGCACAACCTGCATCATGTCCGGGATGCTGCCGTCCATGTAATACGCGATCCGGAACGCCATGCGCTCGATCCCCAGCTTCAACTCGTTGGCGATCTGTTCGGTCTGCGACATTCCGTAGAGGTGCGAGCTCACCGTGTTGCGGTGGACGATGTTTCGCGGCCGATAAATGAGCTGGTCGGTGGTGAGATCCACGTACGGCAGGCCGTACCAGCGCTGCGCGTATGCCTTCGACGGCGGCAGCGGGGTGTATCCCTGCTCGTCGATGTAGCGCGTGATCGTCGCGCCGTCGATGACGCGAAGCTCGCGCGCCTTTCCGCCTTTGTCGCGCCGCACGAGGATCGAAGGCGCGTCGATCACCATGAGGTCTTCGAGCAGCGGACGCAGCCATGCGGCCCAATCGTGCTCGCCGTCGGGCGAGTCGAAGAATTCGTTGATGGCCGCGAGCATGGAGTCGCCCTGCGCGCGCTTGTCCACATCGCTGTTCTTCTCTCCGGGCTTTTTTCGCAGGCGGATTTGCCGCGGCAGCGACGTGACGACGTCTTTCGTATTTTCCCGGCAGATCTGCGCCAGCGGATATCCCCCAAGGACGCGCAGGTCCTCGAAGCTGTACTCCTCGTCGGGCCGCGGGGTATAGATCAGGTTCTGGCCGGGGTTGGGAATGAAGCCGCGCGGCTCCGTTCCCGGCGGTCCCATCTGCGGAATCGGCTGGAGCACGGACCACGGCGAGTTCTCGTCCACGTTGCGGATCGTGCCGTCGGGCCGGCGCCCCAGCGCGGTGATCGCCGCGGCCAGCGGTCCCAGTCTTCGAATTGCGCCCGGTGCCATCGTTTACGCCTTCACAAACAGCTTCGGGTCGGCGACGGTCTTTTCGTACCATTCGCCGCTGCACGATTTGCAAATCACCTGCACCAGCGGCTTCAGGGGGAGCTGCGGGTTCGCGTCGGTCTGGTAAAAGCCCGCCTTCAGCGTCACGCCGCGATTGCCGCACCACGGACACTTCTGATTCACGTCGACGTGCGCGGCTTCGACGTCGGCCGCCCTGCGCCGCGCTTCGAGCCACTTTGTGATTCGCTCGATCAAACCGGCTCCCTCAGTTCGCTTGCGGACCTCTCCTCAGTTAGCGACAGCCGAAGAGGCCCCTGGCACGTTTGGGTTTCCGCCTGTCGTCGCGGTCGCGGTCGGGCTCGGCCCTGAAAGATTCCCAATCGAGTCCACTGCGTCGACTTCGTAGACGTACGCCGTATTCGCTGTCACGCCCGTGTCTTTGTAGCCGTAACACGGCGCCGGCACGCTCGGCGGCGCGCAGGGCGACGCCTGCGTGGACGCCGCGAGCGTCTCGTTCGCGAGCAGCGTGAAGCTGGTCGTTCCCCCCGGCGCGCGATAGATGTTGAACGACACCGCGGCGTCGCTCCCCTGCGTGTACGTCCAAACGAAGCTCACCTGATGCGGCGTCGGTGCTTGCGCCAGCAGCACAACCGAAAAGAGCAGCAAAACAGGAATGAGCCTCAGATGTTTTTTCATCGGTCCTCCGTCAAATCTTTTCTCCCGGACCGGGCTTTAGTTCCCGGTGCAGGCCGTCCCGCTCGGGCAGTGAATCCCCGCGTTCTGGCCTGCTTGCACGCTATAGATGACGATGGGCGCCCACACCGGGATCGACCATCCCCACGAGTGGCCCCACTTGGGCGCGAGCGAGTAGGTCCGCAGCCACGTCACCGGCACGACCTCGATCATCCAGGCGGCTGCGCCCACTTCGGCGTAACGCGCGGTCGATGGGCGCAGTCCCATGATTCCGCGGCCGCCGATAACGGTGCAGGTCGAGCATCGCGCCTGCGCGCGTGAGGCCGTGTAGAAGTCGGCTGAAATGGCCGCGCCGTATCCGAGCAGCGCCAGGTTCAGCTTCGGGTCTTTCCACGTCACGAAGTTTTTGAAGGCGTGGCCCGTCGGCTTGATGACTCCGGCCACAAACGGATTCGCCTGCGCGCTCACCGCGAACGCCAGCAGCGCGATGACCAGCAAGTGCGTGCGTTTCATTCTTCGATCTCCTAAATCCGGGCGCTAGTTCGTCATCCAAGTGTCGAGAACGCAATCCGATGCGCCGCCGGTGCTGTAGTTCACGGTGATGCTCGCGGTCTCAAGCGCGGAGCTCACTCGCCAGAAGTCCCACATCTGGCTGTATGTATCGGCGTTCTGCAAGGTCCATCCGGACGTGTAAGACGTCAGAGTGCCGCCGGTCGAAATGCAATGCGCCGTTTCCACTTCCACCGCGTTCGTGTTCTGCCCCGACGCGCTCACGGTGATGGTGCTCCCGCTTGCGACCGTCGCCGTCCCGTGCTGATCCAGGGGGCTCGCGGGGAAGCCGGTGGAGGACGCGAATGCAAGTTCGCTCAGCCCCATGTATTCGTTCGTCGAGCCGTTCAAGCTGGAGGTGATCGAGGCTTCGACGCCAAATCCCGTCGAAGTCACCACGGTCCACCAGATATCGGTCAGGCCCGCGTCGCCGGTGAGCGTGAGTCCCGTCCCGGCCGCCCACGTATTGTTCCCGGTGGAATCGGTCAGCGTCTTTTGCGTCACGGCTGAGTAGCTGCTGGACGGAGCGATTACCAGCCAGCCTGGTGACCATTCGAGCAGCGGAGCGTTGATGCTGCTGCCGGGAGTGTTGCCCTGGTAGGTCAGCGTCAAGCCGCCAGTGTTCAGCGCGACGCCGCCGTAATTCACGAGCCCGACGTTCGTCGTTTTCGCGCTCGGCGCGACGCCGGGCAACTTCCCCGGCCCGACTAATTTTCCGGGACCGACGAGAATTCCTGCCGGCGATCCCCCCGGCATCAGCGCGACCGCGCTCGAGCCCGTCGAATCGTTTCCCGCCGAGATCGCGTAGCTGACCGTGATGAGCCCGGCGTTCGTCTGCACCGCGACCTGCGTGTTCGGCCCCTGATTGTTGTCCATGTTCAGCGGCGTCCACCCCGGATTGATGCTCAGCGAAGCGGTCCCCGCATAATTCATTCCGGTGATCACGAGCTCGCCGGTCGCGGCCGGAGTGACGTTCTGTGGAACGCTGGTTGCGCCGCTCGCGACATAGCCGAACAGCGCGCCGCAGTTCCACAGCGGGCACGAGCTCATGTCCTCTGCGAGAATTCCCTTGCTGTTGCTGACCTCCGCGGTTGTTTCCGAAAGCGCCGAACCGGTTGGCCCGTTCAGCGTGATCGTGTCCGCTCCGCCGGTGGTGACCTTCGCGATACATTGCGTCCAGTCTCCGCCCTGTCCTTGCCAGGTCTCCGTGCAAGACCAGTGCGGCACGCTATAGGAGACGCTGGATTGCGTCCCCGCGCTCGTCGTCAGCGTCAGCGAGTAGGCGCTGTTCACCGTCGAGACCGTATAGCCGACGCTGTTGATCGTGATCGTGAGGCCATGCCAGTCGCATGCCGAGCCCCATGTGCAGCCCGCCATCGAGAATGGAATTCCGCTCACCCAGGTCACCGTCGTGCCGTTCGTGTTCACGACGCCCACGGCGCCGTTGCCGAGAGAATCGGAATTGATGAGCGGGCCGTTCGGCGAGGACTGCGTGCAGGAATCGCCAACGAATCCGAAAGGGCACTGATCGTCAATCGAGATGAGCCAGTTCCCCGCGGTGACGTTGTTCGTCATTGCGCCGCTGACGGTGCTCGCGCTGTTCGTTCCGACCGTGTAGGCGTCGCAGTTCGGAATCGACCACCCATAGCCGAGCGAAAGAGGAAGGCTCGTCGGCGTCGTGACCGATGTGCCGTTACTGCTGTATCCGCAGGTGAAGTGCGTCGTCTGCGCGCTTGCTCCGAGCGGAGCAAGGAGCGCGCCCGCCAGCAGCGCAGCCAAAAAGAAAACAGATTTCCTCACCATAGCCGCGTCACCGTTGCTTGGACGTAGTAAGTGCCCGTCCCTGACGTGCATGCTGTGTAGGTCGTCGAGTACTGGATGATCGTTCCATTCGTTGAGAAGTCGAAGATGCCGCCGGCGCCCTCAGTCGCAAGTGAGGTATTGAAAAAGAATCCGACCGCGGCGCCCGCGCTTTTCTGATCCATGTCCATCAAAGGAATCGCGGAATGTGTGTTCCCCTGCGGATCCGTCCAGGTCAGATTGAACGTCACCTTCCCTGCGGTCACCGTACTGCATGCCGTTCCGCCGCCCCAGAAATCGAAATGAACCTCATACTGCCCGGCGACGTTGCATGCGCCCGCAGAAGCCGCGCAGAGCGTCGCCGTGCTGATCGAAGCCGTTTGCGATGTTGAGGCGATGGAGCCGGGCTGCGAGCGAACCATCAGCCCGGGATTGCTCGTCGCCCCGTTCGTGAAGGCCCGGTACTCGTGCGCGGTTGAATCAGGATAAATACAAGCGGCGCCGGAGACATTCGTGCAGGCGGTCCCTTCCGTCAGTGCCAAAGCCCCTGCGGTTCCGGCCGTCGCGGCCGGGGGCGAAGACCCGAAGCTCACGCTGCTCGTCGTCACAACAGGTTCGCTCGTGCTGACCGTCGTTCCATTGTCGGAGAGACTCGACGCCGCCGGCCCGTTTCCCGCTCCGCCGCTCTTCGGAATCACGTTCGACGTCACCAGCGAGCCGCAGGCGATCGCCGTCGTGCTCGATCCGTAGAGCCATCCGCCGGATGTGCAGGAAGTCGGGTAGGCGATGGTCGAGAAAATCGGATTCGACGCGCCCTGGCCAATGAGCGGCATGTTCGCCGCACCTTGTGCGCTCGCCGTCGGGGCCCCGCCGGCTCCGCCGCCGAACAGCACGCCGTACGCTGTCAGCGCCGCCGAAGAAGTTTCCGTCGTGCTGTTACTGAAATAAGGGATGCCGCCGGAATTCACTGTGCCGCTGACCGTCAGCGGAAAAGAAGACGATCCGCCGCTCGGCGTCGTCCAGGAAGGCGCACCGGCAGAGGTTTCCTGCAGCCATGCCGTCCCGCTGTTGTTGCCGGCGACGAGCGACCACGTTGTGCAGGCGCTCGACGTGTAGGCCGAGCAATAGAGGATGTCGCCGACGCGCGTCCCGGCGGGAAGCAGGTTCACGAGCGCGGCCGCGGCCGTTGTGGCTCCAGTGCCGCCGCCCGCTACGACCGCCGTTCCGAACGATGGATTCGCGGAAGAACCGCCCGAGACAAACGGCACGCCGCTCGTCGCGCTCGGAGAGACGCCGGTGACGGCCGTGCTGCTCGAAAAGACCGCCGTTTGATATTGCGCGGGAGAGCCGCTGGTCGTCACCGTCCCGACTGTGCCTTCATCGATCGTAGCTTCGTAGTTCGTGCCGTCCGAAACGATGTTGGCGCTCGTCGGCGCGGAAGCGGAGGCCGCATTCAGCGTGATGCTGGCCGTGCCGCCGTTGATGTTCTGTCCGGAGCGGGCGATCGTCACCACGCCGCTGCCGTAGTTGAAAACGTTGATGCACTGCCCGGAAGCCGGCTGCGAGCCCGAGGCGACGAGCGTGATCGTGAATGTCCCCGACGCTACCGGAATCGTTTTACAGTTGGAAAAGTCGGAAGCGACCACCTGGTAGGTGGACGTCTGCGCGTTCACCACGAAGGGCTGAGCCGCCACGAGTTGCTTCGAGCTGTTCGTGCCGACAAGGAACGCGGACGCGGGAATCGCCGCGCCTTCGACTTGCACGACGGTCGCGGCGTTCGATCCGCTCGTTGTGACGTCGCCGCTCAGTTCCGCGGCCGTCATCGCGGACGCGCTGCCGCGAACGAGGCCGGTCAGCGTGCTCCCCGTTCCCGTGCCGCCGTTCGCCACCGGTAGCGTTCCGCTCACGCCCGAGGACAAAGGAATCGCGGGCAGGTCCGTCGTGGCGATCGCGCGAAACGCCGGCGAGCCCGCCGTCGCAAATAAAGCGTGCGTTGTCGTCGTGTCCGCTGAAATGGTTGCCTCTGCCTGGCCGCCGCCGCCGACCACAACTGCATTGCTCGTCAGAGAGGAAGCGCTCGTATCGCACGTCGCGCACGCGATCGCGCCCGCTGAGGAAATTGTGATAGGCGCCGTCCCGCTCAATCCCGAGCTTCCGACGTTGCCGATCGGCAATTGACCGCTCACGTCCGCCGACAAACTGACTGCCGAGCTCGTCACCGTTTGCGTCGAGCCAGCGAAATGCGCGATGCCAGCGCCGGGAGAGGAAGCGACAACGCAGGTCGCGCAGGCGATTGTGCCCGCGCCGGTGATCGTGCCGCCGGTGATGGGCGACGTCGTCGCGATGCTCGTCACCGTCCCGACTGTGCCTTCATCGATCGTAGCTTCGTAGTTCGTGCCGTCCGAAACGATGTTGGCGCTCGTCGGCGCGGAAGCGGAGGCCG